GCGTAGCGAACCACTGGAATAAACTTTTTAGACTGTGGTGACAGGGCCACTTCATGGCCCGCAAGAAAGATGAACACTACCCAGTAGTTAGACAAGGACGAATGGACTTGACTGGTGCTCCAACGACACCAGAAGTGGAAATTAACATTGAACAATATTTGAGCAAGGTTAATCGCCGTCTTTATCGGCAGTCTCGCAATTACGTGGCCAAATTAGATTTGGATCCGGATGCGTCACAAACCATCGATGTGTACGTGCTTAACGACTCATGGATGACGCAACGAGCGCTCAAGATGGCATACGATATCTATCTTGAAAATAGCAAGGATGAGCGTGACCGATTGAAGAATTCCAGCATCGCTAGATGGGAAGATTTCAGAGTTTCGAGTGGGGTTAATTTCCAACAAATTAATCCTGTGCAATTTAATAATGCACTTGCACCAACAGAATTGGTGAATGGTGAATTCTCAATTACCACAGTTGAAGATGCAGCTGGTGTCACCAAGAGCTTCTCTTGGGCAGCAGGTACAGCATCAAAATATTCCATTATTGAGGAATACGATAAGGCTGGCAACGCAAGCACTTCGCCTTCTACTTCAACCGGCGATATGCCGTATGATGATCTAATGGCTGATGATTCGGCAACCATGGCCGCAAATCTTCAGAACAAAGGCAACAAGCCTCCATATGACGAAAACGGTGTTAACGCTGATCGTCAGTGGGTCAAAGTTGCATCTCTTGGAACTGGCGCAACACAACGATTGTCCACGGGCTTCTTTACAGCACCGTGTGGCATTGTGTTAATCAAAGACCAGGCAGGCGCTATTGTGCAATTTGGCAAAATGGCGTGGACTGTCAAGTCTGGTGATTACAAAGGAGTGCACGCTCCATCTATGTTGGAGTGATCACGATGCAAGGCGAAGAAACTCAACAAGCCGTGCAGGCTGCCAAGGCGCTCTCCGTCCTTCGGCACATTAAGGAAAACAACGTATCCTACCTCCTCGGTGTTTTCGTGTTGCATAGTATGGGTGTGCTGGAAAGCGCACTCATCTATGGCCAAGGCATGTGCTAATCATGACAAGCAAGGAACCTGTCCATTGCGATCGCTGTGGGTACAACCTCAGAGCGAAAGATATCGGCATGGTAGACCCTGTGTATACCAAGAACGAAATCATGCACCACTGCCGTTGCTACCATTGTGGCTACGAATGGATTGAATAGTATACTGTTGTATACAATATCCTTAAGTATACATGGCCCTTCGCTGTATACATGGCGAATACCAATGAAGCTCAACCGAAGAAATACAAACTCGTTTACGAGTGTGAAGATAAAGAACAGCAGTTACTCTGGAAGGCTGTTTTCGATGCCGCTATAGCAGCGATCGACAGAATGTCGGAGGAAGAATGATGGCTAAACTCTATTGGAGAGTTAAGAAGGATGGTAAGTGGACTTGGCGTCCTGCAGAATCATTTGATAGAGGTGCAGATTACGTCTGGGTTCGTAATTTGCCTGAACTGCAGGAACTGCAGGAGGAAGAAGAATGAGTATTCATGTTGCACGAACGTATCTTTGTAGATTGTGCGGCCACACCTATTTGGCATACCCATTAAACACAAGGTGCCCTAAATGTCACCGATGAGGAAATGGGCAGTTGGGGTGTACTCACCCCGCCCCGGATTCAATCTTGATAACCGGTGGCAAAGGCTGTCGATAGAAACCCTTGTTAATATACAGAACCTGCGGAAAAATAACATATGTTTTGACGGAGGTCTTTTGGAATGAAATGGAAAATAGCGGATCCGATTGCATACGCCCATGAGGGCTGTCTAGGCAGCAGTAAAGATAGGTACGATACAAGTCTGTGTGCACGGCACATAATGTGCCCAAAGTGTGAACAGCGCAGAGCAAGTAAGAGAGCATGGCAGTTAACTAGTAAGCTGACAGCGGAAATTAACTTGATGGAGGATGAGGGAAGCGACCTTCTGGTTGGAGTTCTCACAACAACGCTACCTGGACTAAAACACAGGTCGGGAATCCGGCGGGGCAGTCTCCGGGACCAATATTCGTATGTCACGGATCGCACGAACTTTTCGGGCAGAACTGGTTCGCATAGTATGCGGGGCTTGAATACCGCATTACGTGATATGGGTGTGCACGCTGGGTGTCACAACCTTGAGTTTACTTGGAACGATAAAGGAAATTGGTGGAATGTTCACAACCACTCAATCTTACTGGCGGACAAAGATATGTGGTCGAATTGTATACAAGAGACTAAAGATAGGATTTGGGAGTCATTGGAGCTGCTCGACAGAACCGAGGTAGTTGGATCTAATGACAAACAGTTCGAGAACCTTGGTCTCGGACGAAGATATTCGCTGGATTGGGCAGAACCACATGAGTTTGCCCAGACAATCAAGTACGCCGCTAAGGTAGCGTACATGACGAAGCCCATCAAAGCACCAAGGCAGAAAAGGCTTGAACTAAGCAAATTTTTCAACGGCTTTAGTGGGAAATATCCACGTCTTTCCCGGCCTTTCGGGATGTGGATGCGTAGCGAACCACTGGAATAAACTTTTTAGACTGTGGTGACAGGGCCACTTCATGGCCCGCAAGAAAGATGAACACTACCCAGTAGTTAGACAAGGACGAATGGACTTGACTGGTGCTCCAA